GGTGCCCCACCCTTTTTTCCTCCCAACCCCCCCGGGACCCATCATATGAAAATAACCACCGCCTTGATTAATTTGACCACCTGTTAAATCAAGAGTATAATTATTTGGAAATCTTGCATTTAATCTATCTAATTCAGCTAATATATTCCGTCCATTAATAGTTACTGTACCATCAATTATTGTATTTCCTCTAATATAATTTTGACCATCAGACCAGTTAAAATGAGTATAACGACCGTCGCGATTTTTAATATTTACAATACCATCACTCATAGGACCGCCGAAACTTGCTCTACCATTTATAGTTGCATTACTACCGGTTGAAATTTCACCTCCTAAACGCGCACCTGCTGCATTAAGATAACCATCAGAACCTATATCTAATTTAGCACCTCCCTCATGTTTACCAATTCTAAAAATACTATTAGCGGGGTTGCCATTATTAAAATTTTGCATATACCAAGAGCTATTACCCCATTGGTCTTTTCGACTAAGAGTTATATATGGATTTGTACCACGACCAATATGATGAGCTACATGGTCTCCAGTATGTTCATTATAGAGATGACCATCATGATTTACACCAAACTGGTCTCCTACATTAGCCATATGGACTCTAAGATGTCCGTCTCTATTAATAAGATAACTATCTTTATTACCATCATTTTTTGTTCTCATTAAAATATGACTATCAGTATTAGATTGAGCTAATATAGGAATATGGTCATTACCAGCATCAACTGTTAATCTACCAGGATGAGTTAACCCCCCAGCTTGTAATTTTTTCGCAACTTCTGATAAGCCTCTAATAGCATCAACATCAGCATTATAGACTTCTCTTACTGCTTGTCTCGCATCATCAATCGCAGCAAATCCCTCGATAGAGTCAAATTTTTCTTTTTTACAGAAATAATAGCCAATAAAAGCAGCTATTACAAACAAAAAAACTAAATCTATGTTTCCCATATATAATAATTTATAAATTATTATATATTTAATATATTTTATAATTATAATTAAAATTAAAGATATCTCTCAATAGAATCAGGCATCTCTTTGATATCCATCTTATAAAAATGTTTCATTTTATTAAATGTTTTTACATCCATTGGGTCGGTCATTTTAACCATTGTAATGGCAACACCCTTTTTATCAAAACGACCACACCGACCGATACGATGAACATATGTCTCTTTGTTTGGCGGTAAGTCATAATTAATTACAAGATTTACTTGAGGGATATCAATACCACGAGATAATAAATCAGTTGTAAGTAATAGACGAGTCTTACCATCACGAAATTCTTTCACCACATTATCACGCTCAGTTTGTCCCATATTACTATGAATCACAGTAATGGGGAAGTTGTTTTGTTTCAGATTTTGTTCCAACCATTCTACTTTTCTAATTGTATTGCAAAAAATAATTGCTTGTGATGTTGAAACCAAATTATATAAATCTAACAGAGTATCAAATTTAAGCTCTTCTGTTTCAACATCTAAATAGAATTGACTAATTAAGTCAACAATCACCTCATTGTTCTTTAACAACACTTTAATTGGATCATGCATAAATTTTTTACTAGCATTAAATACATTAATTGACATTGTTGCTGAAATTAAAACTACTTGAATTCCTGCAGGTGCTCTATCAAATAGATTTTGCATTTTCTCACAAATTCCTTCTGATAATAATTCATCAGCTTCATCTAATACAATAAACTTGAGTTTATGTACATTGATTTTTTTCTCATTAATCATATGATGAATTCTACCTAATGTACCTATCACCATACCAGCTACTTTAATATCTTGTCTGGTTTGATTAACATCAGTACCCCCTGTACACTTTGCTACTTTGAATTCAGTATATTTTGTTAAATTAGATGCTACATCATATACCTGAGTTGCAAGTTCGCGAGTTGGTGTGATTACTAGACCTTGACACGCTTTCTCTTCTGATTCTAATCGATTCATAACACCTAGTAAATAGGTGGCTGTTTTACCAGTACCTGATTGTGATTGAAGAATACAATCTCTTCCTGTATTAATACTACCAATACCCTTTATTTGAATTTTAGATGGTTGGGTAAAACCATGTAAATATACACCTTTTAATAGATGTTCATTTAAATTGAGACTATCGAATGTCTCAGGTTGTAAATCGTCATTATTCATTTTAATATATAATATTATAGACTCTTTAAACAGTTTTATTAATTTAAAAAAATTGATATAAAAAGCTATTGACATACAATCTTATATATATTTAATGTCCAACGCAAATTCAGTTAATTCCACAACTATGTTTTCAAACTTTCAACCCGAAAAGCTCAGCTTTACAGAACTTGAAGAAAATCAACGTTCTAAGGGACAACGAATTGCATATCCTCGTTATGATGCAGTTGACGGTCCTCTACTTGTTCAATTCCCTTGGTTCCATATCGATTGTATGGGTGTTCCTAGTGTATGTGAGTTTTATCCAGATGATTCAAAGAGAGATTTTATTAAAATTCCTCTTAACCAAGATATTCCAGAAGTAAAACAACTTACTGAGAAATTGCAAGCTCTAGACCAACGTCTAGGTAGTGCTGCAATGCGAGAAAAACTAATGGGTGATAAAGCAAACAAGTATGAATATCAACCTGTGATTCGTGTACAAGAAGATGTACCTCAACCTAAAGATAGCAAATACAAACGCCCTTCCTATCCATTCTATATGAAGCTGAAACTTGATACAACTTATCCTGATTACAAAATTAAGACTCCTGTGTTTCTTTCAGAAGCAAAAGAAGTTGATGGTAAACAAACTCGTACTCGTACTAAGGCTGAAGTAAATACCATTGATGAAATGGCAAAACAAGTTTGGCTCAGTAAGATTCGTCCAATTGTTCGACCAGTTAAGCTTTGGGCTCAACCGCCAAATAAAAAGGGTGCAAGTTATGGTGTAACATTTAAGATTGTTCGACTTGAAGTTGAACCAAAGAAGGGTAGTGGTAACAACCTTCAAAAATATATGGAGTCAGATGCATTCCTTGATTCTGATGATGAAACTACACACAATGAACCAGTTTCAAAGAGTGTAACAAAGCAAGCTGTTGTTGATTCAGATGAAGAATCAGATGATGTTCCAGTAAAAGCTGCATCCGCACCAAAACTAAAGACTCCTTTAAAGACTGTAGAGGTTGATTCTGATGAAGAATCTGATGATGAACCAGTAGCTCCAGTTAAAAAAGCTGTTGTGAAGAAAGTTGAATCAGATGATTCAGATGATGAACCAAAAGTAGCAAAATCAAAGACAAAGTTTACAGTTTCAAAGTCTAAAAAGGCAACAGCATGATATCATTTGTCTAATTAATTTATAAAATTATTTAAGGATTATTTTAATAATAGTTATATATGAATTACCAAGAACCTCTCAAAATTAGTTCTGTTGATTTTAGTAAAATGGTATATCCAAAACAGAAACAGACTCAAAACAAAAAGATTATTTTAATTAAAATGAATGATAAAAATAGACTTAAAAACTTTGTGTTTCAAACACCAACATTATTAAATATTAATAAACCTGAAAATGCTAATGGTTATGCAGAAATTGAATTAGCATTTATTGGGAAAGAACAAAAGAAAGTAGACCGATTTATTAAATTCTTAAATGATTTGGAAAGTAAATTAAAGACTGATGCAATTTACAATGCATCTAATTGGTTTAATTTAACAAGTGATAATGATACAATTAATTTTCAAAAAATAGTACGTGATTCGGTTGAATACAAAAATGGTACATTTAAGGTTAAAATTTTAAAGAATTCTGATTTTGAAACAATCTTACAATTAGACAACTCTAAAAAAATAAAATTGCAAGATGTACCTGAAAATTCTTGGTGCAAAATGATATTAGAAGTATATGCAGTTTGGATAAATTCAAATAATGATTTTGGTATATTTTTACGTCCTGTATTAATTTCTTTTACTGCTCGTGAAGATGTATATAATTATCAATTTATTGAATCAGACGAAGATGATGAAGATGATATACCAGATACTGAAGTTAATAATAATGTATTTGTAAAATTAGATAAAGATATTATTACTCAACTTACACAAGATGAAGATACTACTGATATAAATATTTCTATTTTAAATAATATTAATTTGGGTAAATCTAAATTCAGCAGCTCTAGTAGTTCTGATGGTTTAGGATTAGATGCTGAAACATCAGAAGATTAATAATTAGATTTAAAGAGAATCTTACTATATTATATATATATTTCCCTTGTGAATAAATGATAGAATCTACAAAGTTAAATCAGGAAGTTTTAAAGAATATGCAAATAAGTTCTCAAGAAAATATGATCTTGAAATCCCTTGAAAAATTTTATGAAAATGATAATAATATAAAATTATTTATACCAATTATAAATTCTGAATCAAATATTTCAATTCGATTAATAGACCATTTTGTTACAAAATATTCAAAGAATAATAAAATAAATTTTAAATTGAAAGAAGGTGAAGTAGAACAACAATTTAACGTTCATACATCGTATAAACAACAATTGAAAGCATTTCAGAAAAAACATTTTGATCCATTTAGTAGAGGTGATAGAATACCGTATTTTATGAATGATACTTGTATCATAACAACCATAGGTCAATTAAATTTTTTTAAATGGTTCATCTCAAAGAAAATTTCTGATTATATTAAAGAACATCATAATATTATAGAAATGGATATGAATAAAAAGAATAAAATAGATAAACGGAAACCAAAAAAAGACATTAGAATAAAAAAAAAGAAACTATATACAAATATACAACAACAACAACCTTCATATAACAATAAACCAATATATATGAGTTTAAATGAGCATAAAACAGACAAAATTGTCGTATCATTTACATTTAATTAAATTGATAAATAGAAAAAGTACCTATACTATTTCTATTTTGCAATTAAAAAATATTAAATTTTTACTATATAACAACGTAATGGGAATGTACCGCTGTATTATTTATTAATTCGCTATGGTTCCTAATAAAAAAATTGATTAATTA